AAATTAGTGTCACACTAAAATCCTATTCCTGATTAGTTGGATTTATAATAAGGATAGCCGGTAGAGGTATCGGCTAATTGTACCTTGACTCTTGAATATTATGACTATTTCGTTTCCGAAATCATCGCACCAATCTGGTTTTCGTCTTATGTTACGCAACCCTCATCCTAAAAAGGAAAGACATGGTGATTGTGGCACTAGAGCTATTTGCCTTGCATTAGGTCTAGACTACAAAACAGTATGGCAATTTGCTACTAATAGAAAGCAAAGAAACAATCCATACTCTAAAGCTACAGCTACATGGGGATTATCTAGAAGAGATCTTATGGATACCTTAAGTGATCTTGGTATTGATTCTAGTTGGACAAACATGAAAACATTTAATTTCATGTTTAACAAAGATAATGTACCCAAACATTGCATAGCAATGTTGCCTAGACATTGGGTTGCAGTCAGAGATGGCGCCGTCTGGGATAGCTACGATAGCCGTGGCACTAGACCTAGAAAACTAAAAGGTTATGTTATGTTTAACAAAGATAACCTTTGCGATCTAAATCTTTTAGGTGCATAATGTTACAGCCCCCACGCAGGGGGCTTTTTTTTGTGTTAGTGTACCGGCGTGTGTGAGAACTTGTGAGTAACTAGTGGAAACTAGGCAACACTAGATATTCGCAAGAACTAGACCTCTAGCAATAGGGGTCTTTTTTTTTATCTTCTTGGCTTTATCTCTACAACTGCTAGTTCTACTTCTTTAAGTCTGTGAAACACCTCTTTCATATCGTCATGCATATCGTCAATTTTCGTACTTAACAATTCTATAGCCGTGGTATTTCGCACGAGATCATCACGCGATTGTCTACCTCGATAAGATATAGAACCGACCGATACAAAACAAGCTGTTAACAATGCACCACCAGTAGCTGCTATTACTTCAATCACTTTACGAGTCTTTAATCTATGCCTATTATACAGAAAAACCCTATGGCAGAACAGAAAAAGAAAAATCCTTTCCAAAAATTAAAAGAAGGATTAGATGATAAAGAAGAACAACTAGCTATTATTAGTCTTTTTGTTCGGCTTGGCGTTGTGGTTTGGAGCGGTTTTATCGTTACATTAAACTACATAACAATACCTGGCTATAGCTCTGATCCTAAAGATATAACTTTCCCGGCCAGTTTATTAACAGGTGCGCTTGCTACTTTTGGTCTTGAAGGGTCAAAGAAAAGTAGTAAAAAAGACGGCAAACTTGCCGAGAACGAAGGTATAGTGCAAACTATAAGGGTAATTACTCCCATTAAGATCGAGGGAGCAGAAGTAATCGACCCTAAACCAAAAGCATGAAAAAATTATTTTTTTTAGCTGTATTATTTGCAGCTACACCTTCTGCGCTAGCCGACCTAAGTCATTCTATTTCTAGCTCTGTAAAACTTACAGTAGGAGGGGCTTCTACTTCTAGCTCACGGCTAGGTAGCAGTTACAGTGTAAGTGGTGTAGGAGTGGACACAACGCATGGTTCTGGAGATAATGCTATATCTAATGGTGTTGGATCTTTAGTAATTACTGATGGCGTTGGAACTCCACCCGATTTAACGGTAACCCAAGACACACCAGGTAATAATTTTAGTTTTACTCAATCTTTTAGCCAAGCAGATGCTATTCCCTCAAGTGCTGTAACTACAGGAGATTCTGCTAATTTTTCAGATAATGTTTCTTCAATTGCAGGGGGTACAGTTGCTAACTTGGCTGGTACTGTAACTAATTCCCAAAAATTAACAATTACAGCAGGGGGTGCAAACACAGAAGCACTAGGGCAAATGACAAGTACACTAATTGTGGATTAGTTATTGTTATGTATAGGTATGCAATTCTGCTAAGTCTTTTTAGCGCACCTGTATATGCTCAAAGTGTAATTCCTAATTTCAACCAAGGTGTTCTTACACAAAGGTCAGAAACTAAGAGTACTGTGGTTGAAGATATAAAAAGTTTTGATATACGCAATGGTTATCAGCTAACAGTTGGAGGAGAAAATGTTCAAAGTTCTACAGGTAATGTAGCTCCAGAAGGTTGGACAAAACTAAATACAACAATACAAGGAACAGGAACTACTTATGTCTCACCTAATTTAGATAACAAGCCTAACTTCTCCATTGTAAATGAAGGTGAAAGTTTTCAATACTACGAAAGCCTTGAAGCGCCAGGTATCTCTAATTTTACCCATATAATGAGAACCACCCAGATAGAAAATGTTACTGACACAACTAGTACGTTTAGCCAATGAAGAAATATTTATGTTTTCTGCTTTTACTTAATAATCCTGTCTTTGCAACTTCTGTAAATACGACCAGCAATTCTAGTGGTTCTGTGGTTAACCAGGCTGTCCAAGTAGTTCCATCCCGAAATTTTAATTATCAGATGAATACTATTCAATGCCAAGGAGCTACCCTTAATATTTCTCCATTTGTCTCTACAACCTATGGATTTGCTACTCCATATGAAACTCATTTTGAAAGACCTATCTACTCAAATAAGGATATAGAAGGAGATTTTGATGACGAAGGTAATCCAATAGGAGATGGCGATGTAGATGAAGGTTATAGAGGTGAGATACTATATTTTGAAAAAGTAAGAACAGGACAAAAACAATCTAATGTATCTATAAATGGTGGAATTACTGCTACTTTTAGTATTCCATTAGATCGAGAACCTATAAAACAATGTCGTGAGGCAATGAAAAAACAAAACGAATTATATGACGCATCATTAGCAGCAAAGCGGTTAAATTTTGAGATGAGCCGGGCAAAAACGTGTCTAGATAATTACAAGAACGGAGTTAGATTTAAAGAAGGTACACCTATGGCAAAATTATGCGAAGACGTTGAAATGTTAGAATTTGAGTCACATACTCATAAAATTGAAAAAAAGCAATAAAAATGCCCCTTCAGAATCGCCTGTAAGGGGCTTGTAAAAAAGTCTGCTTATGTTTATACCTTGTTAATTTTGCTTTTCATAGGTTTTTTACCAGAAAACTTTGTACCCTTTTTACCTATAGCTTTTTTGACTCTACCTATGGCTTGCTTAAACAAAGGTTTAAGTATTCTGTTAAGAATAGGTGTAAGAGTTGCTGCTGTTGTTGCCACTACTGTTATTGCAAATGTTGTTGATACTGTGTTTATGCTTGGAAGATATTTTTCTACTGCGGTTGTTGGTTCATATTGAACAACACATTCTTTGGTTTCTTCTACCCATTTAAACCCAACAACTTTTTCTGTTCCTTTTGCGTTTAAGTCTCCTATTCTTGGATTATTTTTTTTTGGATCTGGACATGGTGGTTCTTCTTCTATTTTAGGAACTTCTGGTTGTTCAGTTTCTGTTTTTGGTGGTTCTACGTTTGTCGGAGGTTTTTTTTCTTCTACAAGAAGAATCTTTTTCTTGTCGTATTGTAGAGGCACATATGAAGGGATCGGACACACCAACCTGTTACCGCTAGGGTCATCTATAAATAATTGACTGTTTTTTGTGCCATCATTTCTTAGCGTTACACAAGGCATTGATAACGCTGGAGGTAATGTTTTAGTTACATGAGAAACATTAGGTATTGATTGCTCTAAAGGTATTTCTATTATTGGTATACGCGGTATTGATGTATTAGGTATTTGATTAATCGTAGGCATCTCTTCGTTTATATACTTCTACTAAAGAAAAGCATTTTGGACAAGAAAGATTTGTAATCATACTATATTCAGTAGACCTCATTGGATAATCCTCACCATCCATATCATGATCACCACCCCATATTAATTCAGTTTTACAATGCCAACAATTCACTATTGTTTAAGGTTTTTTGGGTAATGGAATTGATGGGCCTGTCATTGAGGGAAGATTGTTATCAAGAACTTTAGGCATCATACCTCCAACACCCCCAAGAACTTTATCCATCATCTTTTTTTGAAAATCTTCTGAGGTTACATACTTGTATGTAAAGAATCCACCGCCCAAGATGCCTAGCACTAAAACTGTAGATAATATGGAAAGATAATTACAAATTTTTTGGAACATGAGAATACTATCAATGCCTACAACAATTATAACTCTGACAATAATTCTTGCATTAGCACCACTTTATGTAACTTTAGGGGTATTACTTAGAACGCAACGCCAGTAGCTTGTACTGGTGTGTTAATTAAATCAATTTCTGCTTTTAGTCCAGCTTCAAGAGCAGTAACAGCATCCGTTCCAAGTGCATCTTTAACCCAAGTTATCATGGTTGCACTGTCTGGTGTTTTTTTAGATTCGTCAAAAGCAATGAATCCAGAAGGTAATGACTCAGGCTTGACGTAAGTTATTTCGCCTGTACGTCTTGCCTTTTCTTCTGTACCATCCATCCCTTTTACTCGATAGACAACATTTGTAAAATAACCATCGGCAACATCTCTTTTACAAGCAGTGCCGTTAATTTCCCATGTGTAGGTGATAGCCATGATAACTTAAGCTAGATTGTTACTGTTAGTCTACAACTTCTGTTGCAGGTTGCTCTACTCCTTCTTCTTCTTTTACAAGTTCCATTAGCTCTGCGTATTTGGCATTAGCTACTTTAAACTGTTCAAGAAGTTGTGCGTTTGCATTGTTTAGCTTTTGTGCTTCTTCAATACCTGCATTGTACTTTTCGGCAAGAGCCTGTGCTTCTGCCTTACGTTGTTCGCATCTTTCAGATAAAGCTGACATAAAAAAATTGTAATTATTTTAATAATACCAAGTCGTCAAGTCTTTGTCTGTTGTAGGTATTACGAATAAACTTTTTTACCATCAACAACAGCTTTGTCGATAGCCGTAAAATCTTCGCTAGTCCAGATAGATGTTGTTTCATCTTCTTTCTTATATGCTTTGATAATTTCAAGATGCTCTACATTACGCTTGATCTTGTCCTTATATTCATCATCAGTTTCATCTGATGTTTTTGCAGTGTTGATAACAGTTACGCTATCTCCAGCAGCAGTAAAGATTGCAGCAACTTCGTCAGCAGTACGTTCAGCCATTTGATTTAAGTTTGTTTACTTCCATTGTAAGCTCTTGAATCGCTTTGACAAGGATTGGTACGAGTTTACCATAACTAGCTTCTAGTCTGTCAGGGTTCTCATCCATCACCATGTTTAGATAATCTGCATCATTTTCTTTCTGTGCTGCCTGTAAATCCTGTGCAATAAAACCATGTTCAAACGATCCATCTTTACCGTTGCCATCTCTGGTAGCCCATTCAAATTTAACAGGTCTTAGCTTAGTTACAAAATCTAAACCTTCTGGCAGGTCAATCACATTTGTTTTATCTCTTGCATCTGATATAGAGGATATGGTTTGTGTATTACATCTAAGAATTGTATTGTTGCTATTACCAAGTGTAATTTCATGGTCAACAGTTGCAGAGGAGGGTTCAGCGTTATAACCAATAGAAGTATTATTAGAGCCTGTTGTAATATTATCTCCAGCGAAAGTACCTAAGGCTGTGTTTTGAGTTCCAGTTGTATTTGATATTAAAGCACTTCTACCAACAGCAGTATTATTTGATGCTGTTGTATTTTCAGATAAAGCTTGCCTACCAACAGCAGTATTATTTTCCCCTGTGGTATTTCTAAATAATGCTCCACGACCAAAAGCACTATTTTCACTCGCTGTGGTGTTAGCATCTAAAGCATTAGATCCTACGGCAGTGTTATTTGCCCCAGTTGTGTTTGAGAATAAAGTATTGTTGCCAACAGCAGTATTATCACTAGCGGTTGTATTATTATATAGAGCATTTTGTCCAAGACCAGTGAGTCTACTTCCAGTAGTACTTGAATTAAGACTATCTTTACCAATAGCAGTGTTATCGACACCAGTTGTGTTTGATCCTAAAGAATTTCTACCAACAGCAGTGTTAGCACCGCCTGTAGTATTAGCATCTAAGGCATAAGCACCAACAGCAGTGTTAACAGCTCCAGTTGTGTTTAATTTTAATGCTTCAACACCTATGGCAGTATTGTTGGATGCAGTTGTGTTTGATATTAAACAGTTATTACCCACAGCAGTATTACCTGATGCTGTTGTATTTGAAACTAAAGCTGTATAACCCACAGCAGTATTAGCACTACCTGTTGTATTTGCTTCGAGTGCTTTATATCCTATTCCTGTATTAGTCCCTGCTGTAGTATTTTCTTCTAAAGCTGAATAACCAAGAGCAACATTATAATTTCCTGTTGTATTTTGTTCTAAAGCTTGTCTACCAAGTGCGACATTTCTCTCCCCTGTTGTGTTTAAAAGTAACGCACTTTCACCAACCGCTACGTTATATTGTCCAGTTGTGTTTGTTTGCAAAGCTCCATATCCTACAGCAGAGTTACCGCCTCCAGTTGTGTTTACTTTTAATGCTGATCTACCGAGTGCCGTATTGTAACTAGCTGTTGTATTTTGCTGTAACGAATCAGAGCCGATTGCAGTATTACTCGTTCCAGTTGTG